TAAAAAGGATAAGGTGTAGGTTGGTGGCTTTGGTCTTGCTTACGCACGAAAATCTAAGCGAAGATAAACATGTAGAAAGCTTATTATTTCCTTGTTTGGACGAGGGTTCGACTCCCTCCAGCTCCACTAAAAATTTCTTAAACGCTTGATAATCTTTATGATTATCGGCGTTTAAGTCGTTTATAGACCTTTTAAAAATAGTCTATTTTATATTATATTATTATAGTTCAATAGGTTACCACAAATTTACAGACGATTATGTCAAGAAAGCAGACTATTATCATTTTTCCGCACCTTGTTAATGGAGATGGATCACTTGATCGTGCTTGGTATGTAGAATGGAAATATCGTATTCCAGGTGACGCGGATCAAAAAAAAGGAAGGCATTATAAAGGCTTAAATATAGGCACCCGTGAGGAACGTACCAAAATAGCCAATAAAGTCATTCAGGAGAAGACTGAGTGGCTAAAATCAGGTGCATATTTGAATGGAGATATAACAAAAGTATATGCAGACGAATTGTTGTACAGAAATGAAGCTAAAATTCACGGAAAATACAGAGAGTCTGTAACTACGTTCAGAACGTATCTAAGCGCATTCTTAGAGATAAAGAAAGAATCATTGAAGAATCCAAAGTCATACATGGATTTTCAATCTAAATTGCGATTATTCAATGCATGGCTCGAAAAAGAAAGGCTAAACGATCTTAATATAAGAAACATAAATCGTGAGCACATTAAACAATTTGCAATGCATCTTTCCAAAGAAGGATTAAGTAGAGCCACAATTGAAAAATATATCCAATGTGTGCATGCATTTTTCGAAAATGAGGTTGAGAATAAACGAATAGACTTTAACCCTGCAACAAACATTCCTAAAATGGGAAAAGTCGTAGATTGTGCTGCAGTACCAATACACAAAAGCGATCGGGAAAAATTGAAAGAAGTTATTTCAAAATCTGACCCTCAACTTTGGTTAGCATGTGAAATTCAATATTACTGCGCAATACGACCGGGTACCGAATTACGACTAATGAAAATTCAATGGATAGACTTTGAAAAGAAGAATTTCAGGATCCCAAATATAGAAGCAAAAAATTCAACGGTAGAAATTGTTGTTATACCTGATTTTCTAATTGCCGAAATGAAAAGAATGCATCTGGATGATTACTATCATAGCCTATATATTTTTGGTAAAAATGGATGTCCGGGTACGGAACCTTTAGGAAAAAACACGATGAGAAATCGATTTAATCGATATAGAGATTTTTTAGGCATCTCAAAAGAATACAAATTTTACAGTTGGAAGCACACCGGTGCAATTCAGCTCAGTGAGAATGGAGTAAAGGCCTATGATTTACAAACGCATTTGCGTCATAAAAGCTATACAACCACTGAGGTGTATCTGAGAAAAAGAATACCACGAAACGATAGTAGCGTAAATCAATTTACCTCTGAAATATGAGATAGAAAAAAGGCATTCGCAATGAATGCCTTTTTTATTTGTGTTTAGACTCTTTTGTAAAGCATTATATCCGTATAACCGGCATTCTTGCTCAACCTAGCGAACATTTCTTTTTTAGTTGCTCCCTTGAATGGATTATCAGCTTTTAAATTCTTTTCAATCCAATCGGTCAACTCAATTATTGATGATTTATTCGAAGTGAAATAAAAGTAACTCGTATTCTTTAGCACCTGTAACACATCTAAATAATTACTTAAACGCCAATAATTCGTATAAGTACTCACATCAGTACTCAAATATGGCGGGTCAACTAGAAATACGACACCTGGTATATGCTTCCAACGATCAAATAATTCCCGGTAATCTTGCTTTACAACATCAATGCCCTTCAGGTAATCATCAGCTGGATCATAATCATTCTTGCGAATGCAATTATACATCGTTTGTTTCGACATTTCAGCATAACTGGTTGCGTAATTCATGCTAAACAACAGACTCGAAGATATAGTAATGTAATCGACAAAGCCGGTTGTTTTTTCTTCAAATGCAATAGCCTGTAGAATCTGTTCTTTGGCCTCTTTACTGATAATTTTTTCTGCAGGATAATTCTGTAGAATCGTGCGAAACTTAGCCAACAATGCATTCGTACACTCAATGTTAGCTATTCGCAAATGATAGTCGTCAAAATCATTATAAATAACTGTTGCATCCGGCAACTGTTGCTTTACCCAATGGCTCAGCAAACCACTACCACCAAATAGATCAATAAATAATGGTGCTGTTTTAAACTCTTTTAAAGCTGTTTTAAAGTCGGCCATAAATCGACGTTTTTGCCCCTGAAAGGGTAGAGGCGATTGATTGTAATTTTTCATTCTTTTTTATTTTCTATTTAAAAACTAATATATACTTTTGTGACGCTCTCAAAGCTCATAAAAAAAAGGTGCACAAACACCAACGAAAAGGCATTTAGCCTCTGTCGTGGTGTTTGTGCACCTTTGTCATTTTAACCGCCTGAGAGCCGGTGAATGGAGATGGGGGCTTTTTTATCCCCCCTTTATCAAACTAAATATTTTCTTTATCCAATTCCAAATCAACTCATACCATTTAAAGTGAATAAGTAAGAAAACGAGTGACGCACCAACTGCTATTCCGGCAAGTAGCCATTTCCACCAGTTACTAACCGGCGTTGTCTTAACCTCTGTTTTTGATTGTAACTTTGAAATAACCTTTGCCTGACTATCGACTTTTTGGGTTAATTGCCGATTATAATTCGTCTGAATGTTTAGCTTAGCATTCAAATTTTCTTCGGTCTTGTCATTTTTATTCGTAATTTCATTTTCATCGGTTACCGTTTCGCGAAGAACCGGTGGCTTACCGGTTACGGGATCAGTTGGTTTTGACGTATCGAAATCGGTTACTTTTGTGACCTTATTCGTTGTTTTTGATTCCGAAGAATCGGTTGTTTTATTCTGGACCTGTTCAGATCCAGAAGTAACTTGCAGATTTTGTTTTTCGTCAGATTGCTTTTGTACACCGACTTCCGATTTTACATTGGATGTCACGTTCGATTTCTCCAGTTTCTTCGTGCCGGAGCATGAAACTATGAGGAACATTGAGAATAGAAGTAATCCAAGCTGAAAAGCTTTTGTATGCCGAAGAATGTCGATGTTATTCGGATTCATCCGGAAACGTTCACCCCGGATATATGCGGCTACTATATTCCGCCAAGTTGTGTTTTTTTTCTTTGTTTTCATGGCATTATTTTAATATGACATAGCCGTTTTCGGTTTTGCCTGATTGTTTAATAGCAAGAAGTTGTTGCCACGTATGGCCGAAGGTCTTTTCAAAATGTGGTTTGTCCACGATGCTTTTAAAATCACCACCCCAAGCATAACCAGCATCTTTGAATACTTTTACCACTTCCATCCAATCGGGAATTTTATCTCCATCAAAATCTTTGTTAGTATCCCAAATCATTTTTCCACCGTCAGCCAAACAGAAATCAAAAGCCAATCCATAATTATGAATGCTCTGACCTCCTTTGGCATTAGTTACTTTGGGACGTTGCGCATAAAGTTTATCCTGCTCTGCAAAAGTTCGAAGTCCTTGCGTGACTACCATCTTTACATTTCCTTTCAAAACACTGCTATTAATCTTATCAACAAGTGTCTGAACTTCCGCTCTAATAAGCGGGTGTAGTGTGTCTATTTTACTCATTATTTTCTTTTTTAAATGGTTTGCCCTCACTGTTAGAGAACAGATTCTTTGATATGTATCCTGAAAATCCTATTACAGCCCCGATACCAAATGCCTTCAGTAACGTACTCCATTCGAATGTTGAGAAATCAACAATCATTGAAGCTGCTGCACCTATTGTGCTCACTGCCGATGAAAAACCGGCTACAATCAATCCTTTCCAAAAGTCCGATTGTTTCAATTTTAAAAATTCTGATCGATTTGCCATTTTACTCTGTGTTTTGATTCGCTTTTATTTGAATTACAGCGTCATTAATATTCTGCACATAATTAAGTATTTTGTCTTGATTTTTTTCTAGTATTTCAATGCGCACTTTATACTCCCGATTATCTTTCTCTAAATCGGAATTGCGAGAATTACTAGCTAACGTTCCGGAAAATGCAGCCAATAAAATGGCAATTATCCATCCTGCTATAGTTTTGAAATCGATTGTATTCGCACTCATCACATTTTATTTTTAAATTTTCACAAGTCCAAATTCAAACCACGGCACAAGATTTATCTCTTTGTAAATCTTGCAATTTTCCTGATCAATTTGTGTGAATTTCAGTTTTCGTAATTCGGCATCACTAACCTTTGAATCCATCTTGAGGTTATATGAAGCTAACTTTGCTTCGTACTTATCAATGTCATCCTGATGTACGGCTTTGAGTTCATTCATTTTGATTTTGAACTCTACGTATTTTGGGTTCGGTTTGCTGAAATCCAGTTTTCCATCCTCCTTAATATGATACGGAGGTACGGACAAGCCATTTCCAAAATCATCACCGAATTGTTGAAATAGTGCGGATGATTCTCGACGGTAATTGTCGAGCATTTTATCGATAAGTTTTTTACTCTCTAATAAAGGATACACTATTGGCTCCATCAACTTGATGTTTTTAAACACTCTCACCATATCATCTACTTCACCAATTTGCGTTGCAGACTGTAATGAGTCATATAATTCTACTAATTTTCCGTTTGTCTTCATAAAATAGATTTAAGCGTTAGTGCTAGCACTTACGTCAGTTAATAACTTATTGTAAATGGCATCAACATCATTAATGATTGTTTGTCTGTCAACTAATAATGACGAGCTGTTAAAACTACAATTAACAAAGAAATTAGAGCTGCTTAGGTCTGGAATATTGAAGCTCCCAATGCCAATTCCTTTCTTACTAATCTGCCCGCTTACATTAATTAATTTCGAACTAAGTACGTTATAATTCAATACATAATCAAAGTCTCCAATAGTAGTTTTTCCACTTCGATTCAGTGTTTCTGAAGTTGTTGTAATCTCCATGATTTTGTTTTTTAACTGTTTATAATTGTTTTGATATTAAATTCCAAAAGCAATCCATGTAATGCGGATATTGCCTGAGCCATTGAATATGCTCATGCCATTTAAATTTACATTAAATAGAGTATTATTTGTGCTACCATTCGCAGAATATCCGCCAGTCGTAGCATTCTGACAACCTGTATAAAATAGGTAAGTCGTAAAGGGAGATGCAAATGAAACAGTTGCAGTCGCACCATTATTCATATCAACATATCCCCAATTAATTTTTAAACCATTGGTAAATTTTTGATACCCGTTATTACTAGGAAAATTGTGGCCACCATCATAGGCAGTACCACCAGCAGCTATTAATTGAGCCGCAGTGTATCCGCCTAAATATGATGCACTACCTGCGCTAGCCGCATACCGCACGCCTAAATCTGAAGGCTCAACCCATCCACTACCGCTGTAAGCTCCGTTATTATACACATATCTCGAATAGTCTACATAGTTAGTGCCTTCACCGCGGTGTGTTGCGTAATCATGGGTATGTGTTGTCAACGAGTAGTTTGACGGAGTGAAGTTACCATCATGCCAAACTTTTCTCCATGAATAAAAAGTACTTCCACTTCCCCCCCAACCTCTGAACCATAGATTGTCATTAGCGTATCCGCCATATATTTGAAGCCCTGTATCAATTCCTTTAGCTACTATTAGCTGTCCGTAAGCACCAGGACTATTTGGTGGATTTCCTTCTGCATTATAAAATCCTGATGTCATAATAGAGTTGAAGTCTGTCGCATATCGTGAACCATCCTGCTTCGTTACGGCATCATTTGCGTGACCAGCAGTATTAGCATAGTTCACACTAAAGTTTGACGGGTTGTAGACATACATATTTGATGCGTCACCAGACCCCCATAACCAAGTTGGCTGCCCACCTTGCCCAGACCAATGAAAACGCATATATGCTGAATCGTTAGCTACATATTCTGTATACGAACTGTAAGTTGAACCGTATACACTTAAACTATTTGCAAGTCCAGTTAATCCAGTTCCCGCACCTTGGAAAGTTGTTGCCTTTAAAGTACCGGTAGAAGATAAAATTTGTATTGCATCGCACGAATACATTGGTGATGGAGACCCAGATGCCCAAACAACATTATACCACGCTCCATCAGTCCTTGAAGGATAATGAGACAATCCTGTTGCGTTACCTGCATTATTTGCATAGTTTACTGACTGGCTACCCATATCAGTAATTCCATATCCGGCTAGTGTTGTTGGCTTGCTTCCTATTTCCGACCACGAATAAGATGGTTTAGTTGAAGCTTTAGCCCACGCGTAAACATCGGATGCAGGCAAGGATGTAGGCATAAGTTGCCATGTTTTGTCACCACGCCAATATTGGTTGGAGTATCCGGATGTAATTACTGGCTCATAAATACCCGCATGAGCATGGTCACCATAAGCTGCTAAATAATGTGTAGATCCGAAACCGGGGAATCCAACTGTAGAGGCTGGAGCTGCATTGACATCTGAGTAAGTTATTGAAATGGGTAAGCTACCATCATAAACCTTCGAGTAGCCGGCAGCTCCATTAATGGTTAGCGCGTATGTACTCTTCAACGAGTCGGGAAAATCGCGTATCTGCGATTTGCTGATGGAAATTCCGTCTGATTTATTCCATGAATTGAATGCAGCTTCAGTTTTCAAATAACCTGCATCAGCATGGTTTCCCCATCCGTAAGCAGTTTCAAGCTCTAATTTGTATGCATTTGTAAAGCGGTTTACATCGGGGACAGATTCGTAAGCAGCTGCTATTTGCGAAGCAGACATAACCGAATTAAGTAGGTCCGGATCTGATAGTTTAATATACGATGCATTGGTACCTGTAGAAGTGGCTTTGTACAACGCCCACCGGGAATCTCCGTCGTCCTGAACAAATACAGAGGTTGGTAACTTGGTTATATTATAAGCATCCCTATCAGCTATATTGGCAACAGTAATTTCAGAATACCGGCTAACAATAAGGTCATACAGCTTTTTCAGCGTATCACCATCGGAAGTTACACCGTCTTTTAGAGCCTCAATTAATTGCTCAGCAACGCCGGCTTGTTCCGGGGTGAATCCTAGATTATTTTGTTTTCCACGAAATTCAGCGATCTCAGCTTCAGTAATAAGTCTATCTGTTCCGTTTTTGTCAACTTTGTTCAACAATTTAGCATCCGAATTGACAATGCTTTCAACCTTTGTCATATCAACCGAAAAGACGGGGTGTGCCAAATCGGTTTTATTGATCAGGATATTGGTGCCAGGTATCGGATCAATAAACTGGCCGCCGACTTCCATATTTTGGTCGTCGTCCGATACTTTTGTGATGTAACAAAATACACCATACTTTGGGCGCATAGGTATTGCAACTCCCTTTCCGATGGTATTGGTCACACCAATAGAGGCTACAGCTCCCGGTTTGGCATATATATCGTAGTCTTGGTTACCTTTTTTATGATTAGTTGACCATACAGGAGGTGCAAGCGGATTAGAATCTTGCGTATTATCCCCCGGATCGTTAGAATTTGCGAAAATATAGAAAAATGTCGGCGGTAATTCATCCTGAGTAAGCTTATGAGAATTTGCCCCACCAGTATTACCAACTTTCCCGTAATTTTCTGTATCATCCGAAACATCAGTTGGGGTAGCTGGTTTTGCAGGGTTATAACCCATTGGCATCACATCACGATGATCTGGAATAACGATACCATTTATAGGGACAAAATTATTATTGTAGTTGCCATCGCTCAATACAAACCCGGTAGGTATATTATCCGGATCATACCATTCTATAGTCATACCTTTTTTAATACCTGATATGAATATAGTCGGCGTAACAGTGGTTGACTGTGCACGTATCCCTGTGTCGGTAGTCCCTACCCACCAGTTACCATTGGTACCTATATAAGGTATTTCCCCAGCTTGACCATGAAGTGAAGCAATCCAGTCTGATTCCGATAATATTGGACGATCGGATGTTGTAGCAGCATATATCTCATAAGCCGTTGCACCACCGGAAGTAGATCCGGATGAATAGTTTTCCAGAAACTTTTCACGCGATATCCAATATGATTCACCCGTAATTGGGTGTTGAAAAAGGAACCTAATACCAGATGGCAATGTGTCAATCCAGTGTGTAAATCCGGAAGTAAATTTTCTTGTTATAATCTTAGCCATAGTTAAACGCCTATCATATAGTTATCATTGGTTAAAATGTATTCATCCTCTTCAGTTGCCAGTATCTGGTAAATGGTGTTGATATCAATCATGGGCGAAAAAAAAAATTCTGTAGTTACTGGTGTAACTTTCAGTGTTATGCTTTCGGGTGTCACTTGCCTCAAAGCATGCTGGTAGTTTTCAGATGTTACCGTACATTTCTGCTTTCGCTGGTCATCAATAAACCAAATGGCGTTGGATGATAATAAGTCGCCAATAAAATAAAGTTCTTCAGTCGATTTATAGCCGGTTTCCACGGTCTTCACGTCGGTGGATGCAACACGGGGACGGGCTTTTTTAAAGTCCTGAATATCTTCGTCAAATACGTTGTAAGAATTATCATCACCGGCAACCGGTGCTCTATTTCCTTTTCCGGTAACCTCTAAAAATTCGTAAGCACCTAAGGAATTTCGAAATTTAAGCAGATAACTTTCTTCCGAAAAACGATCTATAATATTGATCTTTATTACTTTTATATCATTTGCACAGAAAAAAACCGTGTTGACCGATCCTGAATCAGGAAGCGATTCTAACCAAACAGGTAAATTTACCATGCACGGAATCCCGGCAACAGCTGTTTGTAATATTAGCTTATCGCCTTTATCGGTTAATACCGATATCTGGTCGGCACTTGGAGATAGAAAAAACATGCATGCTAATTCTTTACGGGAAAGAGTCATTACATTAGAATCTGTGCGGGTAGTGAACAGGAAGTTAGCCAATGGATTCAGAAATCTGAAAGCAAATGCATCGGTACCTTCTTTGATCAGGTATTTTTGATATTCCTTTGATAAACCACCTGGTATTACTTTACCCGTGAAACTGTAGTTTGTAGTGGCTTCGGTCACCTGATATTCCTGAACAAAATCAGTTAATCCAACCTGATGGGTGGCTGTTGCATCATAAGTAGGGCGCAATAGATTACGAAGTAAATCGGAAATATCTAACGATAGTTTATAGATATTGTCAACCTGAAATGGATAACTGGATAATTGAAAGCTTTTACCGGCAAATGTAACAGTGAAAGTTTTCATTGCATCTGAATCACTTGTAAAAACGAAAACAATAGGGTTTTGTACAAATGAATATTCGGCCGGCGTTTTAGTTGCATTCATATATTTTGTTGATTTTGATAAACAAAAATATATGAATGCTTTTCTTTATAAAAGGACAGTTGACACCTATCCTATAGGGCAAACGTCGATATTCAAAACCCGATATCCGGAATCAGGTAGAATTAAATCTGGATATTTAATTCTTACATTGGCATTAAAACTCAACACGCGGGCATTGTATAGATCTAAATTCATTCTATCAATGACATCTGAGGTTACAGCAGCAAATGTTACTGAATTATGTACAAATTGATCCAGTAAAGACATTTCATCTGTCAATAGCAATCCGATTTGATCATATTTTTTTACGATTAATGATGTCGGGCGCTGATATCCGGTTTGCTGATATGCTGCCGTCGTTCCAGACTGATAATTATAAGTAGTATCCGATGCTGGACTAATGTTGGCAATTACAGCGTCATTAAATGGAACTGAATAGTTTACACTTTGTCCTTGTTTTGTTCCGGAAAGAACAGTCACAGATACAGTTCCATTATCAGTCACAACCTTAACAGTTATATTTGATTCTACATAATATTGAAAATCTACTGTTATATAATAGAAGTTAACACCTTGGACAACTTTAGTATAATAACTGGTTGTAGCTAAGTTTATCTGTCTCTTTTCACAAACAAAGCCACTCCATTTATAGGTGAATATTATTTTGTCCAGATATAATTTTGTTGTGCAAAATTCGGCATCAGTAACAGTAATACCAGTATCTGAAACTTCGTACTTCAATAGCGTGGAGATAAGTGGCTGACCGCTTAATAATTTTTGTTTACTGGCATCCCAGTTAAATGCTTCATAAATTGATAAATTCACCGGAACCCAAACCGGTTGATATGAATTACGAAGAACATCATCAAACTTTTTCCAAAATGTCTCAAAAAGTCCATTTGGCCCGTTATATACTAGGTTTATATTACCCCATGGGGTACCTGTATCATCGAAACGATGGGTGGTTCCCCAGAATACCTTTCCAAGATTTACAGCAGAATCTCCAACCCGACGACCAAAATGATAACAAAACATGATAGGGCAATCGGTTGCATTGGTTGAAGTTACAGAGCTATTTTGAGAAATAGTGTTACCAATGTAAGGAATGAAAAACACATCGGTACGCGAAGCTGTAGACCAAAGTGATGTTACATCTTTGGACGCTCCCATATCTACACGAACCATTGGTACAGCTTCGTCAGGGCTTGTAAATTCCATAGCAGTTATACTATCGTCGATGTAATAATCGTATAAATCATCGCCCAAGTCTTCATAATCGAGTGCCCATGGTTCAGGCATCCAAATATGATAATATCGTATTTCTTTCTGAACAAACAAGATTTGCTCAACAAAAACCTTTGGATCTGTAGATATTTGAGGATTTCCAGCTGCATATATAACCGGTAAATTTCCAAATGCAGTAAGCATTGAATTGAATGTTGTATATTTAGCTGTTTCTGTTTTATTACTATAATTGGATGTGAGCTTTACGGTTTGCGGATCTACAAAATAGACTTCCGGTGTATTCATTATTACCTTTGACAAATCGAGATCACAAATTTCTAAGGTATCATTCCAGAATACCAGTTTTACATCTACACCATTATCAGCCAAAAAGAACTCGCAACCGTAGCGATATCTGACACTGTTCAGATAGTCATTTATCGTTTTATTGGGAACTAATTGCCCGTAGTTGATCACGCCAAGCATAATGGCATCACAAGTATTGTTCAACTCCACTATTTTTTGGAATTCAGGATATTTTGTCAGATAATCCTGATTAAGCGCATATCCGTAACTTGAAAAAATTGTATTCAGAATGTAGCTAAACTTTAAAAATGGAGTTATCTCATATCCAATCGGAATTGTTACGGATGCTGAATCGATAGTCATTGTTCGTAAATTTCGTCCGGATAATCTATAATAAGGAAGCCCATTGGCTGAATTGGCGGTAAGTCCGGACGAAACATGATTGAGAAATCCATTTACTTCGGTAGTAGTTCCAGCATTGGCTTGTGACGTACAAACCGGGAATATATGAAAATCATCGGATATTTCTCCTGTCATTACTTTTTCCAAATAATCTATCCATGAAGCAATATTTTGTTTTTTTGTGCCAGTAAAGTCTTTTCGAATTATCTTTGAGAACAGCGTTTGCATGGACACATCCTTCATCTGGTTGTAAAAAACAGCTTCATCCAGTAGAAATGTTCCGGTAATACTTCCAGCTTGATAGGCATTTGGTCGTTGAACCTTAGTTATCTGCAACGTAGATTCTCGCTGATAAATACCAGCCTGAATAATAACCGGTATTTTAATAGCCAGTTTCAAAGCTCTATCAAATCTCTGCGGATTATCCAGAATTTCAATATTATTATCGGTATAAGGAAATGTAACAGGCAGTGATATTGTACCCTGTGTTGTAAGAAATGGGTTTGACTTATCAATGCTTATTTTGAATTTATCCGGGATATCAAAGTTTTTGCCGGAATTTTTATCTATTATTTTCATCTCGAACCTAAATTATACGAATCAGTTATTTTTTTTTCTATTTTTTTGAAATCCCAATAGTTTATTTCTAATGGTTTATCATTAAATGCTTCAATCGCTTTTGATAGTTTTTCTGCAGTGTCAGAAACGGACTTACTACTTCCTCCTAATGAACCGATTCCACCATCAGGATCGTATCCACCATCGGAAAAACCTGCAGGCAGAGGATTACTGGATGTTCGTTGTTGACGAATATTTTCGAGTTTTCTTACCAATTGAGCGGCAACCGGATTTGCCATTTCAGGCTGAGCAACATAATATTCGCCTTTGTGTATCGGTTTCCCTGTATTAGTGTATCCGGCTACTTCGTACCGGCCACCATCACCCGTGTAACCACCATCAGGATCGTATCCTCCGTCGGCATATCCTTCCGAAATACTTGTTGAAGTAGAAGAAGTAGAAGAGGAATCAATAGTCGTATTTTTCACTTTATCTCTTTCGGCCGATGCTGCTGCTATCTGAGCTGCGCCTGTACCAACCAATAATCCAGTCATTACACCAGCAGCAATAGGTCCCAAAACCGGACCTAAAGTCATAGCCGAAGCCCATGCATTCATAATACCGGTAGCAGTAGATACACCAATTTGAGCCACTTGTATTTCAAATTGTGCATCAGCATATTTTTTCTGAACATCCAGTTCGGCCACTGACTGATCATGTTGCAACGCTTCTTTTTTAGAAGCATAATCGGAATCATTTTGGTTTAATGCTGCAATTCTCTTGGCATAATCAGCCTGAACACTTGTAGTTTCGGCACTTTGCAGCGAGGTGACAAAATTGGATCCGGCAGAAACTATTTCTCCTACCTGATTAGTATATTTCTTTGCCGCGTCAAGTTTTATCTTTAATTTTTCATTTTGATAATCTTGCTCTGATATTAATCCTTCTGAATACTCCTTTTCATTGGCTGCTTTTCTTAATTGATATTCACCAAGTATAGAATCTTTTGCATACTTGGTGCTTATTTTTTTCTTTTCCTGTTCTAATTTTTCGTGTTTCTTTATTTTCTCATCATCAATCTGACTCTGAGTGTCAGAAATTGCTTTCTGACTTGCTTGCAATGCGGCAATATATTCGGGGGTTGCAGCCATTTCTAAGCCTGCAATCAGGTCATTGAATTCCTGTTGTGCTTTAAGACGATCGGCCAAACCACCTGAATTTATCACATCAATCTCATCTTCATATTGCTTTTTGGTAAGTTTTCCATCAGCATATTCCGTTTTTGCCGCTTGAAGTTTAGCATTTTTAGTTGCATCAATTACTTTTAGCTGAGAATCATTCGTTTTCACAAGCGAATCCAAAATGGCTTTATCGGCAGATGCTTCAAAGTCTTCGCGCTTTTGCTTTTCTTCTAATGTTATTTTAGTTACATTTCGTTCATGATCTGCAACCAATACCTGATAAGCTTCAAGTTGTTGACCTTTGAACTTGGAGGAATCTCCATCTAAACCGGCTTCTTTCTTCACTAAATTGAAACGTTCGGTTTCAGCTTTTAAAGCTATATCCTTCAGCTTTTTGTAATAGTTATCTTCAAGTTCAATACGCCTATCTAATTGATCTTTCGATAATTTTTCCAATGAAACTCCAAACAAGTTTTCAGATTTCAGCTTTTCCTGATATTTGTAATCCTCATTTTCGAGCAATCCCGATGAGTCGGAAAGAATTTTCTCCCATTTTTTCTTTAATTCCTGTTGCTTTTTGTAAGCTGCTGCCTGAGATGATAGCAGTGCGGCATTGGCTTTACCTTCTTTATTTTGTAGTCCCTGAATTCGGTTATCCTTATCGGCTACAAGTTGAGCAGTATTGTTCTTTGCATCCTGAATGGCTTGGTAATCCTTCTTTGAGCGAAAACTTTGCTCTTTGTTTACAAGCTCTTCATTTTTCTTTGAATACTCTAAATCTGTATTAAACATGGAAACGCGCATTTCTTTGGCCTTTTTTACGGCTGCCAACTTTTCGGCTGAGCTTAAAGTTGACTGCTTAGATGCTTTTTTCTCCAATACATCTATTTCGCCCTGAATTCGGATACGTTCCGATTGCCATTCGCGTTCGGCTTTGGTTAGTTTCTGACGTGAAACCTCTGTCTCCATTGCCAGTTTAGCATTCGAATTTATGGTATTAAGATTTACTTTAGATATGATCTTTCCACTATCTGAAATTGCACCTCCTAAATCTTTTACTGTGTTCAATGAACCTGTTACAACATCTTTTAGCCCTTTAAATCCATCGATACCAGCTTCTTTAATGTGCGTTAAAGCTGCACCAAAATTGCCTTGTTTTATGTCATTAAATAGGGTGAATATCGTTCTGAGAGGTAATAATGCCAGTTTTATAGCACCTGTTAGCATCGTAACGGCTCCACCCGGCTTGCTGAATGCTTCGAATAATACACCACCTATTTTACCGGCGACAGATAAAAACTCTTGAAAATACACACTAAGACCGGCTGTGATCTGTTTGAATTTTTTTGCACCCTCATTTGTAGCCGTGAAATAAGTAACAAGAGCACCAAGAGCTACAATTAAAAGCCCTATTCCTGTACTTGCCAAGGCAATTTTAAAAATCTTCATGGCAGCAGATCCCATGCTAGTAGCTACAGTGGAAGCCTCGGTGGCTGCTGCACGTGCTTTTTCGGCAGCCGTAGCCATTTCAGCGGTGGCAGTACCTTCGGCGGTAGCTTTTTTAAGCAATGACTCAGCGGCTGTAGCTGCTTCATCAGCTTCTTTTGCAAGTTGAACAGCAACTTTTTTGTCATTAATAGCCTGCTTCAGCATTTTGGTTGTACCAATTACCTCATCAGTCTTATTCTTTATCAGCTGATAAGATGCTACAGCTTTGGTTTGTATTTCGCCAAATATGCCGGGCAATTTTTCTATTTCAGCTTTAAGCTGAGCATTTGATTGTGGAAGTTTATTGGTTTCATCACGTAGCTCTTTCATTCGAGCCCGTGTGGTTTGTAATTCTTTTTCAAGCTTGGAATAAGCTTCAGGATTGAGCTCTTTCGACGTATTATTCAACTGGCTTTGTAAATCATTAGCCGATTTTTTCAATTGATTCATAGTCATAGCATCAATGCCTAACGTTTTTTCATGCTCTTTGATAAGGAGTGTGTTTTTAGAAATACTGTCAGCATTTTGATCGTAAGATGCTTTCAGGTTATTCCATGTATCTGAATTCTTTTTACCCTGTCCTTCCAAATCTAACATTGCCTTTTGAATGGCTTTGTTAGAGCTTGTAAGCTCTTTGTTAGCTTGGGTTACTTTGTAAATTTCTTGTTGCGTTTTGGATGCATCGAGGGAAAGAATCCACTTTATCTCATCATCTTGAAGTTTTGCCATGGTCGTATATTGTTATAGACAATACATGCATTGTCTTTACATCTATTTATAATTCAAATGGTAGTTCTAGTTGTTGTCCGGCTTCGGCCAATTGCTGACGGATGGCAGCTTTAATTTCGTCGGTCATACCAAACTTGATGGCCGGTAGGGTTTCGCCCCAAAGGACTCTCCAAACTATTCTATTATACAGATGAAGTTTACCACGAAGGCCCCAATTAGATCGGATTTCATTAAATCGCAGATATTTCAAAATTCGAACGGTTACCTGGTATTTTAATCCGGTCCCGGCAATACCAAATTTTCGCTCGTTGAGATTGGCAAATAACTGTCCAGTTCGTTCATGTAGCAGTTCATGAGCCACCTGACTTTGAAGATCAAATACTTTGTTTGTCCCTTTACGAAGCATGTCAGTAACAAACTTATCTTTAATAATTTCATCCGATATCATACGCATTTATTTTTATTCAAGTCAAAGATAAATAGGTAAAACAGGGCGATAAAGGACAAAAAAAGCCCCGGCGAATATTCGTCGGGGCTTTTGATATGAGTAAACTTTGCTTACTTCTATAAATTCAATTTTTGTATAGCATTACATAATGGTATATTGTCTTTTACTGATTTTTTCAAAACTGAAATAGTTTTATCAAACGATCTAACGTTTTCATACACCTTTATTATATCTGAAATCCGAAATTCAGATGATATTTCAATTGCTTTCAATACATTCCTTTCCATTAAATCTAACTCCATCGTAATCGATTTATTTAGTTTTGTTATTCACATATTCCAAAATTACGAGAAATGGCTTCATTGATCACTCGTTTCCGTTCTTCGGAATTCATGCTTTTGTAAGCATCTTTTTTATTGTCGATAGTCGATTGACGAAGTGAAGCACTCATTTCGGCTTCGCCCATGGCCACGCCATCAGCATAGCTTTGCATTTCGGGAGAGTCTGGATCATCAATTGCCTGTGCAGTTTCCTGCAGGCAGTTCTCGCTTACATTGCCCCTAAGTAGACGAATGGCATGCATAGGGGGAAGATTGTGACGGCCACATTCGTAAAGGATATCCAGCGGGGTCTTATCCGTTAGATCAAAGGGTTTATATTCTTTTTCTTTGCTCATGGTATTTACCAATTATCGTTTTTAGAACCAAATTTCAGTTTTTCAAGTTTTTCAAATAATTGATTTGCTTCTAATTGACATTTTTGCTTTATCTCGTTCCAAATTTTATTGTTAGATGACTTATTCATTCCACCGCCTATAGGATTCTCTTCCGCGGTAGTTATCATCCCCATACATGATTGAAAACTACAATTATTTTTAATTATCTCATGAGAGAAAGAACTTAACTCTATTTTGAATCGACCATCTTTTATCTGAAATTTCATTTTATAATGAATAAATCCTCCATAGCACTGCATAAAGCCAGTTTTCACAAAAGGAATGGATGCATCTTTAATTATATAACCGGCATCTTTATCGGATAGTTGAGAATCATTTTTTACATTATGATAATTGGTTCCGATCCATTCTAAAATTGTAGAATAAATAATTTCCTTTTTCGCAGAATCAGCTTGAATTACTTTTGAGAATGATAAAGGTTCTTGCGCATTTGCACTGCTAAAATACAGAATAGACAGAATAGATAAAAGAATAGTTTTTTTCATACGTGATAATTTTTAGTAATGAATATGAGTTACAAAGATATAAAAAAGTATTAACGCAAAAAAGCCCCACATTTCTGTGAGGCTTTTAATATAGTATTTTGGATTCACACTAAATGAATCTGCATTAAATCATCCATAAATTTATGAATCCCTGTATCAATCTTTTCAATTTGAGTTTTCCTTGGCTTTTTCAAACCTGTAGAATAATGACCTAATTGTTTTTGATTGATGCCTGTGATTTTTTCTAAACCCGACTTTGTGAAAATTACTGAAATATACTCTAAATATGAAGCCGTATCGAATTCCCATTTAATCTCATAATTTCCTTTTAAAGCCTCTGGAATATCTTCATTATACTTTTTATATAATGTGATAGCTTCCAAAATATTCTCTTTGACTTCTTTTACGGTGTCCCCCGCACCGTATATTCCAGGAATACCTTCAGCCCAAGCACCATATTGGTCGGTTCCTTTTTCTATTTTTATAATAATTGCCTTCATAATTGTTTGTTTTGTCTATTTAGTCATTTTTGCATTTAGTCATTTTTGTCATTTAATCATTTAATCATTTAGTCTAACAAAAAATTGTGTTCTTTTTTTTCTGTATGTAAGTTTGTTTTTTTTCGTTTGGTACAAACGTAGGTGGGGTTGATAATATATTAAGTTTCCTTTTAAAGGATATGGGAATTAAAACCCCATATCCTTTAAAATTCTTTTTCTTAATCCTTCCGGAAATTCTTTAGCTCCATGATAAGGAACAGGATATCTTAGTCCATTTTTATCTTTGTAGATATAATGGCTACCTGAAGATTCTCCTGTCCACTCCCAATCACGCTCAGATTCGTCTCTGTGCTTTCGAAGCCAACGATGGAATTCAGTATACTTCATATTTCAAAGAGCTTTCGTTTATTAAACTCGATACAAAGGTAGTCAATTTTCTACCATTTGCAAGTAAATAGCAAGATTTATTTTAGATATTAACGATATTTATAATTACAAACAAAATGCCCGAACTTCACAGCCCAGGCATCTCTTCATATTAACCAATAAAATGAAACAAATCAAATGATACGAGAAAGAATTTGAAGTAAAGCCCCGGAACGTGCAGGGGTTAGGTGTTGTAATAGTTCGGTGGCAGCATGGAATTTTATTACTGTATCGTGAATTTCCTGTCGTGTATAGCCTTGAAACAGTTCTTTCACCACAGCAATAAGGCCGCTAGGTATGCAGGCATTAGACTGTCCGTAGATATGTGCTACGTCGTTCAGATAGGTACAGCAAAAATATGTTTGGCTCACACAGCCTTGTATTTTATTTTCGGGTATCACCATGTGTGCCGGCATGGGTTGTTGTTCGTCGGATAACGAAATGAGATAATCAAATTTATTGTTCCATTCGCCCAAATCGTTGAACATATCGATAAATTCCTGTTGTTTCTCTTCTAGTGTCATAATATTTCTTTTGAATTTTCAAACATGGCCGCCCAACCGCTTCGCCCATAAAAAGTTTCGGGTGCGATGGGATAAATATCAGCTGGAAATTTTATTAAACTCAGATACCCGCATGAATTGAGTTCTGTCTGATCCGTCTGCATTTGGTTCAAAATGGCATTCAGCACATTGTTACACTCGTTCATCAGCAAGGCTTCGTTTAGATTATCGTTGTTGCTAAAGTTGAAATCACGACAAAGATTTATACCTATTTTTTCACTAACTCCATCGGTGGTTAGCGGATTATAAGAAAATTCTCCGTATTCGACGAATAGAACAAATCCTTTAGAATTACTTATTTTATCCTCTACGTATTTTCGATCGGCCGAAACGATAAATGTACCAATACCGGGGAACACCAAGTCGTCAGACTGATTAAGCATGTCCGAAACTAATTCGTCGTAACCTTCTTTTTTAGTTTCAGTTGTTTGTGAAAACAAATCGGTCAGCACGGTTTTAGGAACAAACCGTGAAAAATATTTGTAAATATCAATGATGTAATCCTGCTTATTCATTGCTTAATCTGTTTATATCGGTTATACTTAATCCGGTCCGCTGTGCCAGTTCATCAAGCTTGATGCCCGAAGCCAGCGCGTTATTGATAGAATCTTTCAATGCTTTGATCTGAGCATTGAAAAAATCAATTATAGTTTTATCTTCAACAAAAGAATATCCTTCTTTTTCGAGGAAAAGCATAGTTTCGCTTAAACCCAGGTTTATTTTATCGGGGTCGAAATCTTCACCTCCTTTGCGACTGTACAGAATGCTGTAGGTTGAATGTTCGCGAAAAAACTTGATAATGCCGGTAAACCAATACATCACCCCAAATGGTATTTCAGGGGAAAATTTCTTCACCACATGCATCGGAAAACCGTACAGCACACACATAATTTTATTCATGCAATAAGCCTTGACATTGACGTCGCCCGATTCATTATATGCCTGAAGCAAATCCATACAATCTGTGTATTGTTTGGCGGTTATATTTGTTTCCACGGTTACATCACGATCGAACATCGGGGCGCAATCTGAGTAAAGAACAATAGGGTTTCGGGCAAAATAGTAGTTAGGAATGATCTTACTTTCTTCTAGCTCAAATGCGAAATTAAATCTCTCAGCCAGTTGTATCAGATTGAACTGGATGTTTTCCTGTGTTTCGGCTTCATGCTCCAGCATTTCACGAAATCGCTCTTTTCCTAAAAATAGTCTATAAAAGATGATATAGAAAAAGTGTTTGAGCCCAAACCAGAACCCGCGTGTTTTCGCCGGCATGTAACCGGTGAATTCTATAAGCAAATTGAGCTTAAACTGAAATGGTGTAATTTCATTTGCAAAAAGCAATATCATATTGCGGAAAACAAATGGTATATGCTTAGGTGGCACATCTTCCCAACATTCGGGGATGTTGATTGTAGATCGTTTTAGGTGGATCGTTTTCATTGGTTGGTTGATTCAAATGTGAAAGGTTTACAGACTCCAATCGAAAAATGCTCAGCAGCTTCTAAAGCCTTTAATACTGCCATCTCTGCTGTGATAGATGCAGAGATAGATGAATGTATTGCTCCTAATGCATAATCACTTCCACATCCTACAGAAGCAAATCCTTCCATATTTTCACCAACTTGAAAATCTTCATCAATCTGGAAAAGTCTGTTTTTATATGCTACTAAAAAACTACCACCCTTTTCATCTCCATCTTTTTGTTTCTGAATAAATCCACCATCAGTAAAGCATTTTCGAACTTCGTTGATGAAATCAGTACACATATATTCGTAAATGTCTTTATCGTTAACAACTGGTGGATTGAATGAAAATCGAAGCAATTGTATCATTCGAAATGATGATGTACATCCAATAATAAAATCACCATTTTTAAAAAGTTTAGTGTCTTTTCTTGCCATAATAAGTGATCCTGCTACTCCGGCAGAATCAGCACCCATGATAACTCTATCATTTTCTTTGTCTAAAAATCCTACAATGCATGTCATAATGTTATTTTTTATTGGTTAGCTATTTTTAATAAGCGAATGAATCACTTTCTTTTACTCCCTGCAATTTGTAAACCTGAGTAGATGAAATTCCGGTTGCAGTTGGATCGGTTGATTTTTCGATATCCATTACGCGCCAAAAGCTTTCGGCTTTAGCTTGAAATTGATAGGCCACTTTTTCGCGGATGAATTTTTCTGGTAGATCCTTTTTGTTTTTGGAGTCCATTTCGTTGTTTATTTCAAGGCGGATAGTTTCCGGCAGGCAATAATACGAAAGGCGCAAACAGGCCCGATACATGGTTTCGTAGCAAACGGCACGGGCTATATCGTCTGTTTTTTTAGATGATTTATTGCGGCTTAATACGCAATCTGCCCAAACTTCGCGGATAATCCATGTGGCATTAAGCACGAAATAAATATCTGAAACACCAACCCATTTCTTTAAGTCGTCGATATTGATCGGTAATTCTGCATATTCTTTTTGTTTTTCAGAATCTTTCCAATCGGAAATTTTGGCGGCATTGGCATCCAACAGTTTTATTAGCTGGTTCATCCAAAACCAAGCATCGGTAATCAATTTGTTGTCGAGCTCATCTTTTTGATATTTGTAAATGGTTGTCTCGCTGTCAGTCTTTTTTATGGTGATCCCATCATTACCAATTTTGGCAATTAAAAAAATGGAATGCGCATACAAAGCAAAGTTTAACATTGCACTTTGTAGGCAATCGGTTAATTCAGCATTTAATTCAGTCTCCACATTGGCTTCGACTGCCGGAACTTCCGGAACATCATCGTGTGCCGGAATAGCATCGGAAGCTACGGTAACAGCAGCTTTACCATCACAAAGTTTGTTGTACAGAGTCTGACCGATAAGATCGGATATCTCCACTCCTACTTTCGTCAACGAGCTTTCAAGATTGTCGAATTCTAGGGTCAAGTTAGCCCCGGAAAGTTTTTTCTTTAATATTGAAGAAAATCCTGTGCGTACAAATGGTATTTTTAGCATGATATTATTGTTTAACTGGATCAGCCGTTGCTGTATTTGTCAACCGATCCTTTGGTGTAGTGTCCTGTTGTTTTGCGGGGATATCAATCCAAAATCCTAGTTTTAAGCCTAGCTGTTTTGCATACGGGAAATTGATCCAGATAGCGCGATTAATCTCCTTAAGAATGAAATATTCGTCCCATGTGAGCGTGGAAACATATAACAGGTAGTTATAATAGACATCGGCACCTGCCAATGAAATAACACCATCCTTATCAACACCGGTGATTGCTCCCGGAATTCCCAACGAAGCCAACACAACCTGATCGGATCGTTTATCGTTGCTATTTATAGACTCAATAAATTCCTTGAACTTACCGGGAAAATCTTCAAATTTCCAAGGTGTATCTCCCCATTGGGTGGTGGCGTATAATTTTCCCTGATTTTTACCCTCACCACTCATCAGGCTTGTTATTCGGCGAAGTTCACACGAAATCAAATCATCAACCATTACTTCGTAAAATGGAAATGGCTTACCGGTGTCATCCACTAATTTCACACCCCTATATTCAGTTTGACGTGGCGTGTCAGGATCTCCCTGTAAATTCCGAGTACATATATCCTGTAGAATGGATTTTTGCTGCATATACCAGGTACCGGGGATAATGACATGAACGTGTGCATTCAGCGCATTTTTGTAATATGAATTAGTGTATTTAGGTGCCAGATTGGACGATTTTATATATTCCGATGCACCTTTAAACCAATCGTTATAGGCGTAAACCCATTTAGCGAATGATTTGTCGCTGTTGAAAGCAATTGATACAGGATATTTGGTAGGATTTTTAGGGTCAAAACGTGGATAAACATCATATTGGTGAGTTGAAATGTATAACCAGTCACCAACTATTACATATTGACAATCTTCCGATTTGATACGACGGTTAGTCCAGTCACCAGTCGCAGCCAAACGGGCTTCATCCGATCCAACATAGCTAAGCGCATCTATGGAAGCAGCTGTGCCAATTCTGCGGCCTTTATTAAAATTGTATTTTGACACGCAAGTTTTAACCAAGTAATAGTCATACGACATATTGGTTATATACTCCCAGAATGAATTATATCCTTTTTCTTCCCAACTATTTAACCAATCTTCAATTTTAGAATCGTAATAAGGTACTCTAACGCGACGAGCATCCTGATCTTTCCCAATTATACGTTCTGTAAAAAGTCTCGGACCTTTTCCAAACAAAAAATCAACTTGTTTTTGAATTAATTGAGGGATTAATTTATGTTCTCCGGTTACGGCTGCCACTTCTTGTGGGTAAAGGTTGTGCCCATCCCCCCAAAGAGGTACAGAATAATCTTCCAAACGCATGCAAACACGATCGGTTGAAAATTTACTGTAAATTGTTTGATATTCACGTGTCAGAATGTTTTCACGCTCAGATACACCTTGAATTTCGAACGTCAACACATTAGATTGTGATCTAGCAATGCCCCTATGGTTATTTGTCCATTCAACTTTTACATCTTTTTCTAAAACCGTTTTTTTCATTTTTGTTGATTAAATTTTTTATTAGTCAAACCATTTTATGGTTAGAAATTCATTGTTTGGCGGAAAGGCTATTTTTCGGATCAATTTTTTAAAACATTGCCTTGCATCTCCACTTTCAGTATCTTCGAAATATAAATAATGATCTGAATTTACACTCAACCCCTCCCCTTTCATGGCTGGCCGTATTCTACAATTTTCATATTTTCGAATTTGCCCATATTCATTGCGAGCCAAATCGCACGTAATAAATACAATGGAAAAAGTAGCTCCCGGAATGAGTTTTAAATTTCGGATCCGGATAAAAGCGTCGGCACCGCTAATTGTCTTTTCTTTCAATTCCATATACAAAAAAAGCCCACTTTCGTGAGCTCTTAAAGGACATTATTATCAACCAACGGAATAATTTCCAGCACCCATTGGCGAAATTTGCTTTCGTTCTGAGTCTGGTAACAGATTACTGAATTCACCCCAAAGAAGGTACAATAGAGCAGATGACAGCTGTGTTGAGTAATATGCCTGATCTTTATACTCCAGTTCCTTTTCTGATTTTTTATCCAGTTCCACTTGTCCTTCTGTACGTTTCAGGGGCGAATGATTGATAGAAGAAATTAATGCTTCACATTCGTTTTCATCAATCAACACATCATCACGGTTTCCTTCATTTTTTCCAAATAGTAAATTCAATAGCCTATAATGTTGGGGATAATATATCGTAGGCTGACCCAAACTCATTAATGTCACATTCCAACCTAGTTTTTGAAGTGCTGTTTTGAGTAATATGGCATCGGTATCATTAAGATCGCCTTTCAATGGATAATATTTTCGATAATGAGGATCCCGCTGATTGGCGGCTCTGTCGTAATGAAAAATTACGGACTTATTACCCGTTTTTCGTTGAGCTTGGAAAAAATCATCAAACTGTTTGGCCATTTCTTCATGCTGATCCGGGTGAATTACCCACATATCTTTAATCACACGAAATTTCTTTTCTCGTTTATTGCGTTGAGCTATTATCAAGCTCGAAAATGGTCCTGGATCTAATCCAATTATCAGCGGCAAATCCTTATTCCAATATTTCAGATTTTTGCATGTATGTTTAAATTCTTTATCGATGGAAAAATCATCAATATTGCCGTAAGTATAGCCGTCATCAAAAGTGTGCTCTTTTCCGAATTTTCCGAAAAAACGATCTTTCACCTTATGTTTTCGAACGGCCAAAATTGAGGTATTAAGCCGATCTGTATCTTTTATGTTTTTAACCTGATTTACGATATAGTCAAGCCCTAATATTTTAATATTTGAAAATGATGAGGCTCGGACGTATAATGTTTGTCCACGTCTTAATTCGGTCAACCGCTTAGACCACCTTTCTATATATTTAGTCAGTTTACTGATTTTTTGTTGATCTAACTTGTTTTCAGCAACGATTAATTCAGCTTTTTTCTGATCAACTTCATAAGCAATTTCTTGAATACAATCCATCAATTCAGGATTCATGTTTGCTTCGTATTTTGTAAACCAATCGTTATCAGTTTCAAAATTGGGGGTTGATGAAATACCGGTTATTCCCATAAAGTAATGAGAATGCCCAAATTTCGCACGATTGGCACGTAATGCAGGAATAATACGTTCGGTGAATTTATCCTCTGGAATTCGAAGCATTTCATCCACTAATAGGTGAGCAGCATTCTTACCAAGCATACTTTCAGGACGGTCGCACGAAACAAATTGTATTACACAACCATTGACAAAAGAAACTGTATGTTTCCAGTTGTCAATGTAAGTTTCACATTTTGCGAAATGCTTTGGCGGTTCCTTACCTATTTCAAAATATACACCCCGCTCATAGTTCTCATAAAAGTATTCCATCAATCCGGGCAATATATTTTCAAGGATTGATTTATATGTGGAAGCAGCCAAAACAATAACAGCACCCGGAAGATCATTCTGTATCCTATCTATACGCGGTGCAAGTACGTGTGTTGTCTTACCTGATCCACGCCCTAATTCAGCAAAAAGGAATGTAGGATCGCACAGTTTTATCTTTATCTGAATAACAGTCAGATAAACCGTTAAGAATATATCCTGAGCATACTTCTTTATTTTCATTTCTTCTGTATATCAGTAATATTCAATTCCATTTCAACCTCTCCTTTGAGTCTGCCCTTATCGTTGCCACTTATATCGAATGATTCTATAAGACTCAATGCCTGCTCGTATGCTGACAGTACACCCTTCTTGCTTACACCCATTCGTTCTAGTTGCATATCTGCTGATACTATCTGCGGTTTGAACTTAATACGATCTGGATTAATGGTGTTGGCAGATGCAGCAATCCGATAATCACGGGCACGTTCTAAGCATGTACGTGCTTCTTTAAAGTCATGTGCTACCATGTCAACCTCCCAAAGCTTCATCATTTGATCAGCATAGTAAAGGTTCCATGCCTCACTTGTGACTGAGCAATCAGAGTTGAAGTAGTTGATTGCATCGTATATACGAGTCTTACATGCGGATATAGATAGGTGTGTGTATGACTTCTGAAGTCGTTTGGCACAATCAGACACAGACGCGTAGCGTCTGAACAAATTAGATGCTTCATTAACTTGAAGTATATAGTCTGCTAGTGCAGGCGGTATGCCTGTCTTCTTTGCATCCCGAACTTCAAGGAATCTTTCTACAACTTCAATGGGTAATTTTTGCAGATGTTCTATCATAATTTCGACTATATGTATCTTGTTTTGAGCAAAACTAATCAACTAATACATGTCGTTAAAGGACTATTCTAAGTATTAATGAGCCAAAAGCGATACATTTTTGCTATCTCAGCACCCAATATGAGCAACTATACGTAACCTGCTGATATAAATAGCCTAATCATATATCCCTTTTTTCATGCACTCTCGCATTACAAATCCAAAACTCAGCGGAACGGAGGAGACAGAGACATTTTGCGTTTTTGTTTGAGTCGTAGAAACATCATAGTTCCGATTATTAGACATTTATGTATAAAAAAAATATCAGATTGCTTGAATCTGATACTTTTTGAAGTAAAACCGCATATTTTATTGAAAATTCCAACTTCTAATCATTTTAAAAGTTGCTTTAATATCTCATGCCGGATTTTTGCACGGGAAAGGTTGAGCTCCCAACTCTGAAGTTCTTCATCCGATTTGTATTTCTTTGT